CTCTAGCAACTTCAACATTTCCAGATCTTTGAATAATAGTTTCACCAACAATAAAAGCATCTGTAGCAAAATCTGAAACTACTAGTATATAATTTGATCTAAATGAAGATTTTAATGTTAGATCCTTGTGATAAGCACCGCCATTATTAATTAATTTAATATTTCTTGGAATACCAATGTTTTTACTATTCAAATAACATTTAATATCTGACTCTGCAATTTTAATATCTGGAATCTCTGTATAACCAGTTCCAGAATTTTTAATTAAAATCCCAGTAATTTTACCAGCATCAGCAACTGCTGTTAAAACTGCATTACCAGAAACGATAACTACAGGTTTGGAATAATTTTTTCCTGTCTCAGTTACTACAACTCCAGTGATTCTTCCATCTTGAATAGTACATTCTGCAACTGCAGCATATTCTGCAGATGGAACTACGCCAGTAACAATTGGAATTTTTTTGTAATCACTACCAATATTTGTAATTCTAACCGAATTTATTTTTCCAATGGAGAAAATAGATTCCGATACATATGAAATTTGTCCACTTCCATCATGTGGAGCTGCGAATAATGTTTCATATACAATTTTATTTGATGTTACATATAATGCAATTTTTTTTCCTTGCAGCGGATCATCAACTACATTTAGATAAGATTTTTCCGAATTGATTTTATTATTCTTATCATAATAAAAATACTTACTAAATGGAATATCAACTTTATTTTGATATGTGTTTGATGAGATTCTAGGACCAAAACCAACTTTTACACTGATGATATTTCCAACAGATACTTTCTCTGGAGTTACTAAATTTAAATTGATACTTGGAGAAAGATCAAAACGAACATCACTCATTGATGGATGAGAAATATCAAAATTATATTTGTAGTATTTTTTAATATCAATTACTTTATTTCTAACAAAATTTATATTATTAGAAGAAAATTCAAAATATCTTTCTGGTTTGGTGATTGAAGAAATTGTAACAAGTCTTTTATCAACACTCTGATCAAAGAAAACAGAATCTTTAATTAAAGAACTAATTGTAGTGAGTGTTTGTGAATAATTATATACAAAAACAATTTTTTGTGTAGTTGGATCATATGATAGTACAATAGGATCGTCAGAACCAGAACCAAGTTGATATCCAGGAGAAATATTATATCCTGGATCATAAATTGAAACAACTGCACCATCAAAATGATCTACTGCTGTAGTTCCTTTCTGAGATCTTTCTACAACAAATGTATTATTTGTTCTTGACAATACCTTTACAATTTCATCATTGATTTTTAAATAATCTCCAATTGTGATACCGATATAACTATCAAGAGTTAGTTTTGAATTTTGTAAAGAAAATCCGACGTGATCAACACTCAACTTTAATGATGGAGTTGTAGAATTAGTTTTATTGAGAGCAACATTGCCAACTGTAAGAACATCAAATTTATTATATCCAAATCCTTTATCACTGATCGTAACACTTGTGACGGAACCTTGAGAAGAAACAACAATAGTTGCTTTTGCATTAGTTCCATTACCACCAACAAGAGCAATATTTGAATAAGATCCTGCAGTATAATTTTCACCTCCATTTAAAATTGCAACTCTTCCAACACCAGTGTCTTTTAAGACTCTACTTACTCCTGGTGCTTGCAATGTTGCTTCTTGATAGATGCGGGTTCTTACATAATACGTTGATGTTGTTGTAGCATCATTTGGATTGATATCAATCGTAATTTGTTCGTCTAATCCAACTCCATGATCATCCGAAGTTGTTAGTAATGCTACACTATCATTCAAATTAAAAATAATTAAATCGTTACTTAATGAGTTTAAAGATACAATTTTTGATCCTGGGGTGTTAATTAAATCAGAACTAGTTAAGAATAATGTATCAGATACAATAAAATTTCCAGAAAGAACTTTTACTTTTACTGTATTTTGTGCTGTTGTCCCTTCCAAGACTTTGCCAGTTGCTACAGCAGCATTAATGCCATTACTTAAAGATAATATAGCACCTTTTGTGTATGATGAATTTTGATCTAAAATTAACGATAATACTTTTGTATTTGAAGACAATACATCACTTGAATTAAACGTTCCAGAAACGTTTCTAAGGGCAACCTTTGTCCCAGAGAATACATCTCCAACAATTTTTCCAGAGGCACCTGTTAGCGCCTGTGTGAGTGTATCTCCATCAAACAAATAAGCAGTAGTAACTAGATCAAATAAAACAACTTTACTATCTTCAGATTCAATTGAAAGAACTTGTCTGCCACTAACAGAAGAAACCTCTGCTTTTGCACCAAATCCATCTGTCTGTGTGTCGTTTATAATAACTTCCGAACCAACAGAAAAATTATTCACGCTATCTAAAACAGTTGCAGATATTACGTTTCCTCTATTAACATCTTCAATTATTGCATGAGAAAGATCACCATTTTTATCAATACCACTTGTTCTAAGTCTGTTAGCATCAACAGGCAAGTCATCTTGAGAAATACTGGAGTTATAATTTGAATCTAAAGGTAATGAGTAATAATTTTGTCCAATAATATAAGGGAATACTGGATTATTTGATGCGTCAACTGTGATAAAATATGCATAAGTTCCCTGTGGATATTCTGGAGTTACACAATATCTTCCGTTATTTTGATCTAATGATCCATAACCTTCAATATAATTATAATCATCAACAAATGTTCCAATTGGATAAATTGCTGTGCTCGGACCAATATTTCTGCTGATATTCTTAGAATAACTTGATGTCATTCTAACAATTGGACTTGTTAAAACAAGAGGATTGTTATAACCATATGGACCATAAATTGGATTGCCATCATATGCAAATCCAATAATCGGGGAGTGCGAAGATCCAGTATCAGTAGAACGCAAAGCAGATGGAGATGCATAATATGCATATCCGTATCCTAGTGTATTAACAAAATTTTTGAAGAAATAACCATTGTTTGAATCTAATTGAGATTTAAATTTTTTGTATTTGTCTTTTACCCAGGATTTAATTTCTGCAACTGCTTCTGCTCCAGAACCAATAGCAATAAGATCAACCGAAACATTTTCTTGTGTATAAAGACTTCCACCTTTTATTTTTTCAAAACCGACTACTTTTCCTTCGTTAGAAATGATAGTCTTAAAATCTGCAAATCTTCCTTTGCCAGCTGCATCGGTAATTTTAACTTCTGGAGGAGAAGAATAATATTCTCCAGGATTATTTACAACAATACTAGTAATTTCACCATTAGTTACAACTGCCGTTGCAGTAGCATTTCTGCCAGATGTGATCTCTACAGTTGGGATTTGACCATAATTACCAGTATCATCAACAATAATAGATTCAACAACTTGTCCCGCTAACTTTGTTCTTACTAATCCACTTACATTATTAATTAAAACATATGGACCTTTTTGGTATCCAGAACCTCGGTTTAAGACTTTAATTTTTTGTATGGCACCATTGTAAACAACATCACTATCTTTATAACTTAGAAGTGGAATACCATTAATTGCAATGCCAACATCTCTATTACCAGTTTCATAAATTTCTGTAGTAGAAATTGCATTCTTTCTAATAATTCTCAATAACTTTTGATCCTCAATATCTTGAGGAATCGTAGCAGTCAGAGGAATAATATCATGAGAAGGGAATCCAGATGATGTTATGTAATAACCTTCACCATCTTCAAAAATTGCCGATACATTTGAATTTAATTTTGAAATTGCTGCAGAAACACTTGGATGATTGGAAGATCCTGGAGGAGATGAACTTGTGATCCATCTTAGATTATTTTGAGAATCAAAAATTTTAGGATCTGTTGTGATAAATCCAGGTTCCGAAATCTGCAAAATTTCTCCTGGATTTGAATATGGTGAACCATATTGATTCTCTAATGCATATAGAACACCATATACTAATAATGATATACCATTACTAGAAACATTAGCTCCATATGTAACAGAAGATCCAATTGGATGTACAAGAGATCCCGATCTAGATTTAATAATAAATTGATTTACATTTTTCTCTTCAAATGTAAACTTTTCCGAACTGATATAAAATTCTCCTTTTGAATCCCATCCCATTGTTGAGAATACATTAATTCTATCTCCAATAGAATCAAATTGAGATACCTCTTTTGTTAGTTTGGTTTTAGAAGCGATGGAAAATGAACCATTTACACTTTGTTCAGCAAGAATTAATTCATATAAATCTTCACCATTAAACTTACCAACATATTTTACATTATCAACTACAGCAGAAGCATAAGAACCATCAACATTTTGCTTGATTGTTCTCCCAATCAAGTTTAATGGATTTCCAGATAAAATTTTGACTTTTAATGAATATACATTGGTCCACTTAGATTCAGATGCCTTTAATGTAAAATCTCTAGGATATTTTACTTCTGGTTCTAGATCATTATCAATTAAACATTTAAATAAAAATTTAATTGAACTATCAGTACCCTTTGACTGATAGAATGATGTAATATTTTTAATTAAAACTCGTTTGTCAACATCTGATTTTAGATATGCTTCTGGGAAGTCGCTTAGATATTGTTTCTCAAAACTTTTAACTAAGGCATATAAAAATAAATTGCTAATGTTTTGTACAACTGATCCATTTAGATGATTTGATGCCTGTGTGGTTACAAATGTACTTTCACTGTAAAGATCTCCCAGTTTTGTATTTCCACTAATACCACGACTTACTTCTAGGAATTGTGTATCTGTACGTTGCTTATAAAAACAAATTTCATTATCAATTTGAATATATCCACCGTTCTTGGGAAATGAAGTTGCATCAAGAACTGTGATTGTGTCATCAGATGATTGTAATGATCCTGCTAATTTTGTAGACTGTGTGAGAATATTTTTTTCATAAAAATCAATATCACAATAAGTCTGAATATTTGTAATAATATCCAGCGGATTACCCTGAATTTCTAACTGCTCATAGTATTTTTGTACGAATCTTGTAAAGAGTTCGTACTCTTCGTTGATAAAGTCTGGTAATTGTGATTCAACCAGAAATGAAATTTTGTTAGCAGTTTTCAGCATCTAAACTACTCTTTGTATGCTATGAATTTACTCTTTGATATATCTACGTCAAGATATACCTCGCGCTTAACCTCAATGTCTCTATTAGCTGGTTTTACTCTCAATTCAATACGATTGTCTGAAAAACTGCCTTTTAAGATTGTGAGATTGTACATCTTAATTTCACCTTTTACATAATCAACATCACCAATTGAATCATTCAATAGAATTTTTTCACCAGTCACAGAATCTAGTCTATATAGGACGATTTTGCCATTCCTATCTTCCAAATAACTTGTAAACTCTGGATATTCAAAAACAGTCATTTCAGTTGAAGAAACAACAGGATTATCACAATCTTCTAGAAATGCATTTTGATAACAGATCTCATAATATGCTGAAGAATTAATCTGTGCGTAGAAATCTTTTCTCATCGTGATATCTGTACTGTTTGAATTGATAGCACGATCAGATCCGTCAATCACAGCAACAAATTTACTGTATCTAAATTTACCATTAAATTTTTCTGTTTCTGATGTTTTGAGATATTCTTCAATTCCAGTTGCAACTTTTGCTGCCATTTGTGCAGGAATTGATTTTGTTTTACTTTCATCGTAATAAATGGAAGTATCCAACTCAATGTATAAAATTGAAGGATCAATAAACTCTGGTCTAATTGAAGCAACGGTATATTTCTTTAATTCGTCTGAAAGTTGATTTTTTGTAAATGATGACAGTGCTGCCGCTTCAACTGGTTTTACAGCAATAAAAACTTTCCCATACTGGGGTGGTTCTTGATCTTCTCCACCAAATACAATAATATCTCCAACTGCGGGGTATAAGTTTCTAATAATTGCTGCATAGTCATTAGATGTCACTGCTCTGTTCTGTGATCCATAGAACTTAGGAGCATTGAATTTAATTTTCTCAATAGATTCAATATCTGCACCACCAGATGCAATCTGGGTAGTTGTTAGTTTTGTAATATTAAATGGTAACAATAATGAATTATCATCTTGATCATTAAGGACTCCACCAAAAGTAAAAGTTTTGGCGCCGTTTGTTACTGGTCCATTTGTAATTATATAAGTCAATTCAACAAATTGACCATTTGTTAATTTTTTACCTAAAACTCCATCACCAAAGAAAATTTCGTATTTCTCATCTTCAATTTCATTGATAAAGTAAATTTCATCATTACTACCAACTTCTAAAATATTTGATACTGGTGTATAGTCTTTGTATATAGTAGATGCTGCAGATTGGTAAACTCTAACTCTCAGAGTACTAATATCAACTGAAGGGTTCTCAATTAAAAATCTTTGTGACTTGAGCGATGCATTAACAACAAACCTATTTGTTACAAGAGCTCCTTCATACAAATTCAAATTTGAGAATTTTGCAACTCCGTTGATAACATCACTTCTTCTATCCTCTTTTAGAATGAAGCGATACAAAGTACCATCGTAATTTGTAATAAATCCACTTCCAGCTCTGAATTTAACAGATGATGGTGCTGTACTGTTAAATGTAATTTCAAAATCAACTGATGCTCTTGGAGATGTAATTGACTTTGGTGTGTATCCTAATTGCTTTGCCAGTGCCACTACGTTGTCTCTTAAAGTGGCAGAATCCAAGAACATCTCATTCACTACCATATTGGTATTGAATGCAGTATAATAGGTATTATATGCCAATACATCAAGTAATTGACTTAGAGCAGATCCCTCAAAGTCATAGTCAGTAAAATCTGACTGCGCTCTCATATAATCTTTGAGAGTTGTCTTAATCTGATTAAAATCTAAGTTGTTTAATTGAGCGTATGGCATTATCTCGTCCTAGAAAGGAAGAATTCTACATTTATGGGTGGTCTATCAGAACCAATAATTTCATACACCATTTCAACATCAAATCCATTGTCATCAAAGTTTGGTATCACATCAATAGATAACACAGAAATTCTTGGTTCGTAATTTGCAAGAGTTAAAGAAATATTTCTGGATAAAATACCAGCAGTTGCATAATCTAATGGTTCAAACAAATATGATCTGATATCTGACCCAAATTCTGGATTGAATAATTTCTCACCCTTATTCATTAATAAAATATTAACAATTGCCTGTTTAATGGCAGAAGCATCCTTACTGACAACAAGATCATCAGTAACAGGATGCTTCTTAAAACTAATATTGATATCTCTAAAGGAGAGATTTGACGTTGCCATTAACAGTCTACGAAGTCACTAGTTATTTAGTGACCTTTAGACATGCCATCTTTCAATAAAATCGTCAAAACCGCCTGCACCGCCACATGGACGACTCATGCGATCTTCAGGAATATCATAAAGTTCTTCTTTTTTCTTGTTTCTATTTCGTTTTGCCGCCATATTCAGATAGATATCTGAATCTGTTTCTGTAATGAGTGTCATTCCTTCTTCAACAAAGTCATGACTTTTATCTACATGAAAATGGTTCCCCATAACTTTTCTCTGTAACTACACAGAACTTTTATTGGGGTTACTATCCCAATATTCAGTTTTCGGAGTTTTCGGCGCTCGGCGTTTAACGTCCTTGCCCTCTATAACGCTTCCTACCAGTATTTCGTGAAGACGCTCCAAGATGTGTATTTTGACTACGCCCCTGCCGAGTTTTCTTCGGTTTACCAGGAGTGTAACCAGTCTTGACTAGTCCAACTTTTGATCTTGCTGCCATAATTCTTAAGGTTTTGGTACGTTTACAATTCCGAGTGCTGTTCTAACACCTATAAGTATTTTAGGGCTTTGCCCAATTCCTGTCAAGGGTCTATCATTTAATGCATAAATTGCTGGTTCTGTTCCAATTGGTGCTGGAATTCCTCCCACATTTACTGCTGGAGGTGCGGTAACAGCATCTCCTATGACTGCAACCAACTTCTTCTCAAAGAAGACAGTTTTGTTTTGATAAGGAGTAATCAGTTTACGTGGCAGAAAACCAATGGGAGGACATGGTGGTGTAGGTGCTCGTAATGCTCCAGTTACATCTGCAGCTACTATAGGTACTCCACCACTTGGATAAAACTTTAAAGGTGTCGTTCCTAATCTGATTGTTGCAGCAGGAAATGGAGTGCCCCCTAAAGGTGCAGGAGAATATATGAAACACACATCCTGCGATATTGTGTCAATTGTTGCTTCTCCTGCAATTGTTCCAATCATGCTTTTATATCCTTCTGAATACTATCTATTCTTTTATATAAATCATCTAGAGCTTCATTCAACTTCATGTAACTCTGGGACTGGGGGGGCTTGTACATCAATTGGGGGCGTTCTAACGATGACACCTTCCTCTCCACCATCGTCAATCTCTCGGACAGCGATTGGAGTAACTCGTTGAATTTCTGCATTGTCAATTGGTTGTCTTGAGTCATTATCTAATCCTGCAAAACGTCTTGCTGCTGCTGATTCAAATTGATCGCAAAATGTATCAAAATTTTGCAAAACCTTTTCATAGAAACTTGGATCTTGCTCGTAATGATTCATTAGAATTTTAACCTCCCAGCTCCTTGGGGTAGATTGGGTATTGGCGAATCTGATCGTGGAAAACTCACAGCAGTTTCTAGTTCAGTGAACTTTGCTTCAAGATCTAGAATTCTTTGTGCCATTTCTTCAATGACCAATGCCATTCTTTCCAACTGGCGTTCGTGTAGTACTACGGCGAATTTTGGATCCTCTTTGAGTTGATTCATAACATGCTCAGAATTCTCAAAATGGGGAGGTCCAGCAGGTAGAATGGTTTCTTCAGTAATTACAACGGGTTCTGTCATGATTTTTTCTGGGGAAAATTTTTTTAATTTCAATGGTTTGGAAAAATGAATTTCCAATACTATTTATCGGTCGTTGGGATACTTTTGTAGGTTAGGGGAGGTTTGGGTTTTTGGAAACCGCTTGGCGCCCCTAGTACCCCCGTACTACGTATAAAATACTGTCCGAGGTGTGCTAGGATGGGGGGTC